TAGTTCTGAATAAGGAGGAATCTATGAATCAGGACGAACAAAACAAACGGTTGGAAGAATTGCAAAAGCAAGTCACCCAGCTATCGAGTGAAAAGCAGGAGCTAGAATTAAAGCTTTCTGCTTACGAATCCCCAAAGGTTGAGATGACTACCGAATTGGCATTGTCTCAATTAGACGGTGACGCTCAAGCGGTACTTAAGCAAGCTTTAGCACAAGCAGAGGAAGCAAAAGCGACCCTTGCTAAGCATGAGCAAGCTTTGGCATTGTCAAACGCTAAGAAAGAGATTGCTTTTCTTGGTGGTGAAGATGACGCCCAAACGGCTATCGCATTGGGCTTACTTCAAGCAGGTGAGCATCGTGAAGCCATTGTGCTTGCGATGAAAGGACTTGCGGATGAAGTTGAATCCGTCAAAGGTGCGGTTGCTTTGAAACTTGGCAAAATGCCCAAGGCTTCTAAAGATGCCGAAGACAAGCCTTCTGCAAATATGGAAGATGTTAAGAAGAAGTTTAAAGCTTTAAGTGGAGGTGCTAACTAATGGTTGCATATGAATATGGTGCTTCTCCAGTTGTGAGACAGATTCTTACGGCTGGTGGTGCAATTACAACTGCCGATGTAGGAAAAGCATTAGTCTTTTCTAGTGGTAAGGTAGTTCTCAACACAACCGCTGGTGGTCGTGTTATTGGTTTAGTCGGTAATGTGCAAAGTACATTAGCAGATGGCGACCCTGTAGAAGTTATTATGCTAGGTGAAGCACTTGGTCAAGGTGGTGCTACGTTTACTCGTGGCGTAAACTTGATGAGCAATGCCAGCGGTCAGCTTGTTACGGCAACTTCCACTAACCAAGTGGTGGGTATTGCTTTAGAGGCAGGCACAAGTGGCGGTTATAGCCGTGTTTTGTTTAATCAACAAGGAGTCTTATAAGAAATGACGAACATTAGCTACACTCCTATTCTAACCGAAGCGTCTTACGTTCATGCGAAGCAGGCAATGCCTTACACGCTTGAATTGATTTCGACACTTCCTTTTGTTCCTGTTTCTACGACGACTGGAACGATCATCAAGCCAAACCTTGATGAACAACGCCGTAATGATGTCCTTTCTAATCCATACGGAACAACGATTGAAGCTCGCATCAGTGACACTTCAACGGTTGCCTTTACGACCGCATCCTTTAACGACGCCGAGCGTTTGCTTGGTGTTGAAGGGATTAATGTTGGTGGATTAACCAGTGTTACCGTTCAGGAGCATATGTTGAACTTGGCAACCATTACCGCCGAGCGTTCAGCCTTTAAGTTGATTAAAGGGTTTGCTAACGAGTTTATGAACGCAAATAACTACGGTTCAGGCTCTAAAACCGACCCCACGGATTGGACAACGGCAACTACCGACTTGGTTAAACAAATTACCGATAAAGTGGATGAAGTTCAAAAAATCAGTGGTGCGGTTCCTGATACAATCATCGTCACGAAAGATGTTCATGCGATCATTCGCAATAACGTCAACGTGTTAGATGCTTTGGCAGGTTTTGGGGCTTCAACGTCTCAAGGATCTGAATTGGGAGCTTACCGTTTAGGCTTGAATAACTTTGCTCGTGTATTTGGTGTTCAAAACTATTTTGTTTTGGATGGCTCCTACAACGGTGCTGGTATTCGTGCAACGGCTTCTAACTCTTGGATTGACACAAGAAAGCTTTTAATTGCTTGCTTAGGTCAAAACTTGTCGTTAAATGGTTCCACGATTCAAAACTATGGCGGATTGGGTGTTTGCCCTTACGTTGATGTAACCAGCTTAAGCAGTGCAGAGTACCGCATTGGCAACGGTAGCAACACGCTTCCTTTCCCTATTGTAACCCGCACTTCGTTTAATCCTGAAGTTGCTGGTGGTGGTGAACATAGAATCATCTCCGAAGTCTTGGCAGGCTTTAAGATCATTGAGCCGTTATACGGTCACTTGATCTACAACGCAATTGCTTAGCAGTGAATAAGGCAAGAATAAAGGGGTGTGTTTATTCACGCCCCCTTGTCTATGGAGGCAGTATGGCAGGACGTAATCAGAACTTTAACATCGCGTTTGATAAAGCCGTTGACATAGCGATAAAAGACGCAGAAGCCATTTATTCGTTAGGGTGCGACATGATGTTTAATAGCATTATTGTAGGAAAAAATGCCCCCAATACGGTAGTTTCGCATAGTGGGACACCAGTTGACACAGGCTTTGCTAGGGCGTCGTGGTGGAAGAATATCGGCGGTGTAGGGTCACATCCAAACCAGCCCCAAAAGGGCGAGACTATATCAACTTCATTATTTCCATTAGGTAAACTTAAACTTACAGAGAAAGCGTATCTAGCCAACAATGCTCCTTACATAGGACGCTTAGAATATGGCCACTCACAAGGGCAGGCTCCTCAAGGTATGGTTCGCATAACGCTTGCAGAAGCTTCTCGTTTTTGGGAACTTGCTAAACAGCGATTGAAAGTAGGTAAATAATGGACTACAACGCTTTAGAGATTGCCTTACATACACGCCTCGCAACGGTGGTCACGACTGATTTAATCAAATACCCTAACATCATCTATGATGACAGCCAAGAAACGGAAATATGGGTGCGTCCTAGTTTGATTTTTGGCACAGCGGATTCAGCAACGCTTGGAAATGACGGTTTAAACTTTGTGCGTGGGATATACCAAGTAAGCATCTTTACCGCAATGAACACAGGCACAAAACCTAGCAATGATTATGTGAAACAGGTATTGGATACCTTTCCAAAGGGTGAACGCCTTACTTTTACAGGAGGTGATATAATCATAGGTGTAGGCTATCAGTCAACAAACATTTTAGAAGACAATTTTTTACACACGCCAGTGACAATACCGTTCACGGCAAGAATGGAGGTTTAAGCAATGCCATTTGCACAAGGTTCACGTTTTGATATTGGGATTCAAGTAGAGACGACTTACGGCACGGCTCCAGCGGTTCCTACTTTAGTTGCATTGCCAGCAACAAGCTTTGCGTTGAACCCAACTAAGACGCTTTTAACGTCCGATTCGTTTAGTTCAACAGGTCAACGTAACTATCAAAGACACGGCAATATAGCGGTTGCTGGTGATATTGCGTTTGATTTTGCCGATTCTGATTTTGACGAGTTATTACAGGGTGTAATGAATAATACGTTTAGTACAGGTGTGTTGAAGCATGGTACAGGTATTCGCTCCTATCACATCGAAGGACGCATGAACGACAATACGGACTATAAACTTGTAAAAGGTGCAGTTGTTAATCAGCTTGCATTGACAATGGCTTTAGATGCTAACGTAACAGGCACGGCTTCTTTTATAGCGAAGGATTGCGTTTCTAGTGGCACATCTTTTGACTCAACAATGACAGCATCAGCAAACACTCCTCCTTTTACAGGGCATGAAGTGACGGTCTCTTGGAAAGGCGTAACGGCAAAGGCATCTAGTGCATCTTTGACTGTAGCAAATAATTTTTCGTCTAACTATGTGTTGGGCTCTAATTTATTAGAAGAATTGTCAAAAGGCTTTATTGATGTCACAGGTTCTTTTGAAGCTTATTATACCAGTAGCACATTGGACAATGACTTTAGAGATGAAGTAGAAGATGACTTAAGTATTGCTATTACAGACGGCACAAATACTTACACGTTTTTAATGCCAAAGGTTAAATTGACGAGTGCCGATAGTACGGTGACAGGTCAAGGGGCAATTATTATAACGGCAGGATTTAGTGCGGTTTATGATGCAACGGAAGCCACGACGTTGAAAATTACGAAAGTATAGGGAGTACATTATGCGCTTAGGGGATATTAAAGCAAAGCAAGCCGTTTTTCAAGCGGTTGATCCAGTGTATGGTGAGCTGATTGAAGATGTGAAGATCGTATTTAAGCCACGATCTGATTCGGCTTCTTATGAAAAGTTTAGTTCTTTGATTGGTAGCGGTAGTTTAGACACGGCGGAAGGCATTGCACAGGCATTTTTTGGCATCCTTGAAAGTGGAGAGTTGGGTGATTACGAGTTTAGCGCCGAAGGGTTTCAAGCATTGCTAGAAAGTCCTGATTCTGCTTTTATTGGCGAGCAATTGGTTAGTTTCTTCACGGAAAAAAGTAATTTTTTTACGGTTCCCCCTCCAGTAGTGAAAGAGGAAAAACAAGCCAATCCACGCAAAAAGAAGAAATAACTCAATACGCCAAGTGGCTATGCGAGATGCGGAAAGTCCCAAAGGGCGGTAAGTGTAGCGTATGGCAAACAATCCACCACAACGACCCTTCTAGCCCTGCCCTAGTGCCTCCAAAATGTAAGCATGGTTACTTGTTTAGCATCTACGATGACATCGCTTTTCATGGTAAGGATTACGGCATGGGTGGCGCAAGCCCTTTGAAGTGGACGGAATTGGAAGCATGGCATCGCATGGTGGGGGTCGCCTACAATCGAGATGAGTTAAAGCTTATAATGGAGATAGATCGTTTAATGATGCAGGAGGCTTCTAAAAATGATGATGGCGGACAATCCTAAAATCACAGTAGAAGTCGAAGCTAAGGGCGTTCAGCAGGCAAAGGCACAAACAAACGATTACAAAAAAGCCCTAGACGCATTGGTTGCAAGTGGAAACTTAACAAACCTTCGATTACAACAAATCGCTGAACAAACTAAAAAGGTTGAAAATGCAACCCAAAAAGTAAAAAAAGAAACCTCGCAATTTTCGGGGGCAATGGGATTGCTGAAAAATGCAGCGATTGGCTATCTTTCATTAAACACTGCTAAACAACTTGCTGACACAGCCGATAAGATGCGGATGCTTGAAGCACGGACGATCAACGCAAGCAAGGGTATTGCACTAGGCACGCAGAACTTTAAAGAATTAAAGAAAATTGCAGGCGAAACCGGCGTTGCCTTGGAATCCACCGTTCAAGTTTTTAATCGTGGACTCAACGCAAAAAATAGCATAGGGGCTACCAATAAAGAACTATTGATTTTAACAGAAACCGTTAACAAACTAGGTGTGTTAAGTGGAGCAAGTGGTGAAGCCATTAAAAACAGTCAAATGCAGTTTGCTCAAGCTATGGCTGGTGGCATCGTCCGTGCTGAAGAGTTTAACTCCATGCAGGAAAACACCCAAGAGCTTGTTACGGCAATAGCGGAAGGCATGGGCGTATCAGTAGGCAAGCTTCGCCTTATGGTGCTTGAAGGCAAGCTTTTATCAAAAGATGTATTTGATGCTTTAATTAAACAGTCAGACAAGATCAACAAAGATTTTGACAAAATGCCTATGACGTTTGGGCGTTTAAAGTCGCAGGCGGATATTACATTTGCGTCATTAGTTGCCGATATTGACAAGGCGACAGATGCAAGCGGTTCATTATTGCGTTCTTTTGATTCTATTCTTAAAAGTGTAGAAGCAAGTAAAAAAGACATGATTACTTTTGTGCAAGTGGTATCTTTTGCATTTAAGGGCGTCTTTGATTTATTACAAGGCGTCTGGCGTGGTTTCAACGGTGTTATTGCGTCGATTGTCGAAAATAGTTTACGAGCTATAGCAAAACTAGGGTCTGCAATTAACAGTATAAGCCCTATTAAGTTTCAATCTACTGGTATCGTAGAAGGGATGATCCAACAGGCAAAAAAAGATAGAAAGGCATCATTTGGTGGTGCAATTCAAGATTTTAAACAAATTGGGAATGGTTTTAATGGATTATTTAATACACCCAAAAGCATTGCAACGCCCATTCCTACTGATGCTAGAGGCACAATAGAAACGCCTTTAAGTAAAACAGGCAAGGGAAAAGGAAAGGCAAGCAGTGGAAAGTCAGAAGCACAACAGCAAGCCGATCAATACGCCGAAGCGCTGAAGTCCATTAAAGAAAAAGCTAGTGAAGCCATGCTACAGGTTCAAGGCATGGACAAAGCCATACAAGCCTTAGCAAGCGGAGGCATTAAAGCCTACGAGGCACAGCTTAAACAAAATGAAGGCTTAGGGCGTTATAACGAGCTTATGGGCGATTACTTAGGCAAGGGTAAAAAAGAACTTGAGTTGATCGCTCAAAGCATTGTTAAACGTGAGCAGGATGCAGAAGCCAAAAAGAAACAGCTTGAGCTTAGTGTAAGTCTCAAGCAAGCGTCAGAAGATTTAAACATTGAAGAACAAAAAGCGAAAGAATTGAGAGAAGCGTTTTTAGTCGGCGGTGAAAAAGCCCTTGAACTTAAACAGCGTGAGTTAGATATTGAGCAAAGAAAGCGTGACTTACTTAAAGATTCCAACGCCACAGAACAACAAAAGCAACAGGCACAAGAACAAGCAACCCGTGAACAAGCGTTAAAGGATTATACAAACCAAACGCAACAAATGGCAGACCGTGCGAAAGAAGCAAGCGAGGGGATTCGTAACGCTTTACGTTCAGCGTTTGACAATACCATTGAACACATGGTTAATGGGACAGCTTCTTTCAAGGACATTATGGTGGGCTTGCTTAGGCAAATAGCCGTGCAATTGATTAAGGTTTACACCTTACAACTAATCACAGGCATAGTGACTAGCGTCGCAGGTGGGGCAAGTAAAGCAGGCGGTGGGGCATTTACTGGACAGGGAAGCGTTTTATTTAGTGGTTCAAATAACCCTATGGTAGGTACGTTGGGCTATTCAGGACGTGCAGGTGGTGGCTCCGTATCCGCTAACACGCCTTACATGGTGGGTGAATCGGGGCGTGAAATGTTTGTACCACGCACGGCAGGAAATATCATGCGTAACGATGCCATGCCTAGCGGTGGTGGCGGTGGCGTTAC